CACACCTAAAACCCCATCGCAAGAGCTTCGATCCCTGTTCCATGACCCTACACCTTGCGCCGCAGGGGGGTAGAGGAATCTTCCTATGCCCTGACAGGTCACAGCCTCCCTGTGAAGTCCCCCGGTCGGAGGCCGGTCAGCCTACACGCAATGCTAATCATGCTGCGGCGCAGGGTACAGGTGATTGTCAGCCTGGCCACGCGCACAGCACCATTAGCACTACCCGGGATAAAAAGAACGCGCGTGCGCGCCTTACGCGAAGCGTCGAGGACCCCTCCTCCCCCTCCCCCTCCCCTCCTATAGTAGTGCTAAGAAGTGGTTCATACAGTGATGGCATGTATGACCGGCCGATGTGCGATGAGTCACCTGCGCGTACACTTTGCCCGCACGCGTACGTACGCGAGATTGATGAGTGACAGAGGCAGGTGATGATGTGTCGCCGCCACACACCACGGGGCTGGCAGCCGATCCACTGGGACCGGGTAGCAAGGACAGGGCGGGATCAGGACACTTCCGTAGAGGGTATGAGATGTGCTAGAATGCGGCAGATGTGCGACGGTGTACGTGCATGCGGGGGGCAGTGAATTGACGACCTGACCATTGTGAGGATGCGGCGATGCAGGGTGGATCTCAAGGGGCAATTGACGGTAGAACGGGCTGATGGTAAGCGTTGTCCGGTCAGGGCTAGATGAGGTTGACACCTGGTGCCTGACCTGGGCAAAGGTGAGGCGCGAGACACTCGGCCTGGGTAAGCTGGTGGAGTTGGATCAGCGGCTGAACAAGATGCGCAATGCTTTAACCTTGGCACGCACCGAGGACGTTGATGGCATCAAGCACGGCGGCCAGTCGAGCGATCCGGGTTGGGCGGACGGGTATAGCGGCATAGCGTTGTTGGTGCACCGGGCGTATTGGATGATGCCGCTGCACTATAAGATGGTGCTCAATCTGCATTACGTGTTCAGGGAGGTGGCAGCGCGTAGCAAGGCTGTGATGATCGGTATCAGCAATGCGCAATGGTGGTTCCAGATCAACTGTGTAAAGGCGTTCATTTACGGCTCGATACTGACAAGACGGGAATTCGACCCATCGGCAATGCCTGGGAAATCAAGGCACGTATCTAGGGTTCTAGCAATTGGCTGCTCGCCGTAATGGTGCGGACAGGAAGCCACGGAGGCGCAGATCGGGTAGCCCAGGGGCAAATAGGGCATTACCCAGGGGCAAGTTCCAAATTCGCATTGACTGGCCTCCAGACAGCATTGACCTTGATGCCCCATTTGTCCTCCCGCAATCCCTGTCAAGCAGCCTTCCTCCTCGGTCAATCTGCCCCCTCGCAATACCCCTCAGGCCCACGTCCATACCCTTCTGTCAAGTCCAGAATACCCCCTCGGGTGGTGCTGGAGATCGCTCGCGATCGTCCGAGGCCCTCGTCTCCGCAACCCACGCCTTCGATCTTTTGTCAATCCCCCTATGCGCAATGCGTCCGCTCTCCCTCCTCGGGTACCAACCCGCTTGAAGAGAAAGCCGGCAGCGGTCGCCGGCTCGATGTCAATCAGACGCTAGATCTTGACCACGTCGGCGACCCAGTCGCTGAGCATCGTGCCGATGGCGTTGGCGGTGAAGTCGTCGCCTCGGCCGGCGCACTCGATCAGTGTGTCGTAGTACAGGCACACGAACTGCTCAGCCTGGGCGTCGAGCACTTGGTCAACGGTGATCGGCTCCTCGACAATGTCATTGACGGTGTCGACGATCTGCTGCTTGGTCAGCCCCAGATTAGTCGGGTGGAAGACCTTTGCGGCGTTCTCCAATTGCCGGCGCATCTGCAGTCCGGTCAATTGGCGTTGAGCGTCGGCCAGGTTACGTTTCAGCGATCTGACGTTGGCGGCATACCCTTTAAGCGCACTTTGGCGCACGATGGCCTTCTCGTATCCTTTGATGCGGTCTTGCAGCAGCTTGATGTGGTCATCGTTGTTCATGACAGCAGTGCCCTGATGCAGGCTTCGAGCCAGGCATCGATCGCGGTCAGTAGTTGGTTCAGGCTGTGTAACATGGGTTCTCTATCCTCTATGGTTGTGTGTGGATCGCATCGCTCACTCGTTGTCGTACCACCCCCCTCCGTCACCCGACGTGTTAATGGTGCCCACGGCCGTGATCCGAGGTGCGTTGTCGATGATGGCGTTGATCTCGTCGTGCCATTCGCCGCTGCTGCTGTACTCGGCCAACAACGCCTTGAGGCGCGACAGTTGGTCCAGTGTCACCCGGATCATGAAATCGCCGCCCTCGCCAGTGACGGCTACGTTAACGAGTTGAGGCGTCCCGGTGGTGAGCCGCTTCAATTGGACGTTAATGGCTTGGATTGCCTTGACGAGATCGTCGATGTCCGCCCCTGGATCAAAGTTGTCCATGGTCGGCAACGCGGCGGCCAGTTGGCTACGCGCTTCGACCAGGGCGTGGTACGAATTTCCGGCTTGGCCCACGGCTTGCAGAGCTTGCTGTGCGACGACGTGCTCGGCCTCATTGATGGCTTCGTCGTCGATTTCGCTTTTGATCGTCATGTTTGCTATCCTCTATTGTGGCTTACCCGAGACCCATTGTACCACAGGGTCGCCTCCAGGTCAAGTGCCGTATGGTCGGCGCCGCGAGATCAGTCAGCGGCACCGGCCGGCTTCGTCCGATCGTCAATCGCAAAAGGCGTCCGCTCTCCCCCCTCGCCCCTGGAGACGCTTGAAGAGAAAGCCGGCCTGGGCGTTCAGGCCGGCTCGATGTCGATCGGCGTCCTACTCCTTGACGTAGGCGCTCAAGCTGAAGCCGATGCCCGGCTTACCGGCGACCTTCTCGCTACCCTTGGCGATCAGCACGGTGCGTCCGCTGCTGCTCGGCCCGAGACGCTTGCTCAGGTCGATCGTCAAGATCAGCATGTTGCCGCGAACTTCGCTCGATACGTTGGTGCTCATGATGGCTCTATCCTCTATGTTGTGTGTGACTACCAAGGAGCATTGTACCATGAGGCAATACCACTGTCAAGTGCCGGGAGATCGCGGCTCCTGGTCAAAGCGGAAACCGACGACGGGGTCCTTGACCGGCCACTCCTTCCACTCGACGGCATACGACCCCTCAGGCAGGTCGACGACGAGAGCTTGACCGTCAGCGCGGTACATGGGCTGACCGGTAGCGGAATCGACGATGACGTACTGCATGGCACTATCCCTCTATGGTTGATCGAACGCTCATTGTACCACAGGACGGAGCGGCTGTCAAGTGGCGGACGATCGTTGGTCAATGCGATCCCACGGAGTGCTGATGCCGCTCCGACCCGGTCGTCAAGTATCGGTCCGGGGGTCGTCCGCTCTCCTCCCTCGGCCCTGGAGCCGCTTGCAGAGAAAGCCGGCCAACGCCGGCTCTGTGTCAATCAGCCCCTAGCGGTGACTGTTGAGCAGCAGGCGCGCAACCTCGTTCTCGGCGTCTGCTTGCCGATCATCGAGCGTCGGGTCGGCGAAGGCGTTCTGTACGCCTTGCACCCCATCAACGAACTGTTGCGCCTCGGCGTCCGTGATCGCCGCTGCGGTCAACGGTTGATCGCCCTCTTCGGCCAGATCGCCGCTGCGCAGCTGTTCGTTGATGTGCTCGGCGATTCGCTCCTTGGTCCAGCCGATGTCTTGCGGGATGAAGACGCGGGCGATCGGCGATGGCCGTTGCCCCAAAAGCCTCAAGCGTGCAGCCTCGATGGCATCGCGGACCTCGTGCGGCCAATGCTCAGAAAGCTCCTGGCCGAGATCGTACTCGTACAGGCAATCGATGACTTGATCGAACAGGCTGCGCGCGATCATGGCCTCGGATTCGGGCTCGTCCATCGCGGCCAGCCGCTTCTCGGCATCAGCCAGCGCGTCATCGCGCTCGTCGCATGGGCTGCTGTCCTGCAGGTCTTGAATGCGCGCGATCAACGCCTCGCGGGTGTTTTCGGTTGTCATGGTTGTTATCCTCTATTGGTTGCTCGGTCAGATGTTGCTCGGGTCGTCCCAGCCATCGTTCTTGTCGCAGACGCCGACCGCATCGAGGCGATCAAACCAATCGCGGATCACGTAGTCCTTGTGGTCCTGGACCGCTGCGCTGATCTCGTCGGCCGTCATTGGCGGCAGATCAACCTTGCCGTAGTCGTCGGCCTTCGCCTCGATCGACCGTACGATGCGGTTCCACTGAGCCGCTTCAGCGTCCGTGATCATGTCGACGGTCAAGATCGCTTCGCCTTCGGTCGCGTTGAAGATCGCGGCGATCTGTTCCTTGGTCTTGTCATCATTGCTCATGGTCGTTATCCTCTATTGGTTGCTCGTCTCTATCCACGCCCATTATACCACAGGACGGGATCGCTGTCAAGTGCCGCACGATTAATGGCGGATGGCCGGTCACGGAGCGCTGGTGCCGCTCCGACCCGTTTGTCAAGTACGGGTACGAGAGTCGTCCGCTCTCCCGCCTCCCCAGCAGGGCTTAGAGAGAAAGCCGGCGATCGCCGGCTCGATGTCGGCGAATCAGATCAGCTGCACAGATGGATGCGGCCGTCGTCCGGGTCAGCGATGACGGAGATGAACGTGTCCGCGAGTTCCTGCAATGTCTCCAAGTCGGCGCCCTGTGCCAGCAGCGCTGAACCCACCTCGGCGTCAACCTCCACGAGCGCGTCCAAGTCGATCAAGTCGCCAAGGATCGCAGCGCGTGCGATTCGTAGGGTTCCGGCAATCAGTACCAGATCGGCATCCGAGATTTCGATGAGTCGCATGGTCAAGTCTCCTGTGTGTCTATCGCTCTATCCGCAACCATTATACCACACGCTTGACCGTTTGTCAAGTGCCGTGTGGGCGCGACGGGTGCCACCGTCTAGCACAGGCTTAACCGCTTGTCAAGTACCCTGTCCGAAAGGCGCCCGCTCTCCCGCCTCAGGCCGCGACCTGCTTGAAGAGAAAGCCGGCGATCACCGGCTCGATGGAGGCGGCCCTGCTGTCAGGGCCGCCCTGCCTGCCTCAGGCCGCCTTGAGCGACCGCTGGCCCTTGCGCGCCTGCGCCACCTTGGCTACTGCCGCCTTGGTGATGGCCTTGGCCTCGACCGTCTTGACCTTGGCCTTGGCCGCCTCGACTGCGGCGCTGACCTTGGCCTGGAGCGCGGCCAGCTGCTTGGCCGCCTTGGCCTGCGCCTCGGCCAGCTTGGTTACCCGAGCCGCCTCTATCGCCTGGTCACGAGCCGCATCGGCCGCCGCGAAGTTGGCCGCTGCCTGGGTGCGCAGGTCGCGCATGGCGACCGCGATCTTCTGGCCGCTCGCCAGCCAGATGGCGACCATCTCGGCGTCCGTGGCGCTGGCGCCGCGCTTGGCGTTGGCCGCGATCCAGGCCGACATGCGCTCGATCGCGATCGCCTGCGTGACCTTGCCGAACGGGTTGGTCTCGCTCTTGTCGTGGCACAGATCGAGGCCGACCTTGACCACCTTGGGTGCCTTGGGCTGCTTGACGATGACCGGCTTGACCACCTTGACGTCGGTGCGCACCAGCGTGACGGTGTGCTCATCGGCGCCCCAGCGGCCGTCGATGGCGGTCGGCCGGATGCCGAGCACCGTGAACGTGCTCTCGTGCAGCCAGTCGGCAGCGTGCAGCGTGCCGTCAGCGGCGTACGTGCGCGCCATCGCTTGGAGGAGCACGGTTGCTCCCTTGTCGGATGCCTTGATCTTGCGTGTGTTGCTCATTGCTCTATTCCTCTATTGTGGCCGCTGCGTGATTGCCTCGACCTGGGACCATTGTACCACAGGCTTGACCGGCTGTCAAGTGCCGTGTGTGCTGCATCGCACACGCTTGGTGGGTATGCTTACCACAAGCAGGGCCGGCTGTCAAGTACCGGTCCGAGAGTTGTCCGCTCTCCCTCCTCACCCGGTGGGATGCTTGGAGAGAAACCGGCCTGCCGTCAGGCCGGTCTTGTTGTCAGCGGATCAGGCAGCGAAGTCCTGCCAACCGTTGAAGATTGCGGCTCGTGCCGTGTCCAGGATCGCGACCGCTTCGCTGCTGCCTGTTCGCGCGATCGTTTCCTTCGCCCGTTCCACGATACGGCGCAGTTCACCGTCAAGTCCGTCGGCCTTCGCGTTGGCGATGCGCTGCATCGTCCGCTTGGCCCGCTCGCTCAGGATAGGACGTTGGCGCCTGGCGCGGTCGGCCTGGTCCTCGTGGAAGATGGCCGACGACAGCGGCATCTGGCTGTCGTCGCAGGTCCGGACGCCGTGCAAGATGTCCAACTGCGCGCGATTGCTCACGCGGTCCGGTATGTGCCACAGGCTTGTTCGTTTCATTGCTCTATTCCTCTATTGGTTGCTCGACTCTATCCGCAACCATTGTACCACACGCTTGACCGGCTGTCAAGTACCGCGTGGCTGTGGGTTTGTTCAAAAGTCGCCCGCTCTCCCGCCTCGCCCCGGAAGACGCTTGGAGAGAAAGCCGGCCTGCGCCGGCTCGCTGTTGCTCAGCCTCCGGCTACCGCCTGCGTCAGCCGCGTTATCGTGACGACGATGAACGCCGCGACTGGCGATCCGATCGCAAGGGCGACCACGACGCTGACGACGACCGCTGCTGCCAGCTTACCGCTACTCACGGTCGTCCCACGCGCCAGGACCGCAGTCGAGGTACGTGGCCTGCTGTTGGCTTTGGGTCGCGACCCGGGAGACCCGGGCGCGTCGTGGCTTGGCGGCGGCGACGGCGTGCGTCGCGTAGTTGGCGAAGGACTGCGCCGCGCGTCGCGCGCGCTCGCGCGTGCAGCGCTCGCGCGTGCAGCGGTCGCAGGCGCAGCCAGCGAGTTTGTCAAAGGGATGGCTCATTGGTGGTCTCCTGGTGGTGTGGTGGTCGGTTGCTCAGGCGTCGACCAAACGCCCATCCTCGATCCGCCAGCCAGCGGCGATTTCGGCATCGGTCAGCTTCGTCGTCGCGTCCAATTTCGCGATCGCGGCGCGTGCCGCGTCCAGGACAAAGATGCGCTCCGGGTCGCCGCGACGGCTCAGCGTCTCCTCGGCTCGCTTGGCGATGCGGACAAGTTCGCATCGGCCGCCTCTTGCCTTGGCCGAGGCGATGCGCGCCAGGGCGGATTGTGTGTGTTTGTGCATTGTCTGTGCTCCTTGTTTGCTATTGCTCTATTCGACGCAACCATTGGAACACGGCGAGGGCATGCTTGTCAAGTACTTGACAAAGCGTGCGGGCTGTGGGTTGGGGTTGACAATGCACAGAGAGAGGCTGCTGTCAAGCTGCAATGCAATACGGTGGCATGCCACCCCCGAGGCTTGACAACCGGCCAGTGCCGCCCCTCTATCTCTGTCGTTTGTTCCCATACTTTTGCAATTGTGCTACGCACCATTACCATGGCACCTGCGCTCATTACCAGGGTACCTTTGTCCTTCCTCCGTCTTCTCTCTTCAGTATATACTACCCTCTCGAATTTTTTCAATGTACCCTGGTCAATCGCGGTATATACTATGTCTTTTGATTTTCGCCCAAATTCTTGGTCAAGTGTCAAGTGTGTTCCGTGATTGACCCCTCCTCATCCTCCTCTCCTGCCGACGACCTCGATGACTTAATCGCAACCAAGCCCGAGCCGCTGCCCAGGGGTAAGTCCCGCCCGGCGCTGCGTACTGGCAAGGGCCAGCGTAAGCCCGACATGCGGCGCTTGAGCGGCGGCATAGTGGTTGCCCCGAAAAAGGACCGGGAAGCATATGCGGAGTCGATCAAGGCCGCTGACGACAAGCCCCATAAGTTCGCGCCGCGGTATGAGCCGCCCGGTACCGTGCACGTGCCCACCGATAAGATGCGCGCTGAGGCGATGACACTGGCTAAGGTAGGCGTGCCCAGGGAAAGCATCGCGGCGCTGCTCGGGGTCAGCCCTAAGACCCTTAATAAGCACTATCAGATGGAACTGGCGTTCGGCAAGGGCCAGGGCATCTATTCGGCCAGCGGCAAGCTGCAGTCATTGATCAATAAGGGCAACCTAAAGGCGATAATGTTCTATTTGCAGGCGCAGGGGGGCTGGCGGACAGGTGCTGTAGATCCTGACGAGGGCATACCACTGGACTCGATCAGCATCACGGTATCGCGGCCGGTGCGCCAGGTGGTCTCGGAATCAAATCTACCGCAGAATGTCTTAGATGAGGATGGTGGTGGCGAATGAGCGCCCGCGCCCTCAATTTAGACCTTGCCCTGTATGAAAAGCAGGAGGACTTTGTGTTCTCGGAGGCCAAGTTCCCGGCATTCGTCGGCGGCGTGGGCTCGGGCAAGACCCACGCGCTGGTGGTACGCGCCATCGTCGGCAAATTGCAATATCCGTACCTGGACCGTGGCTACTTCGCACCGACCTGGGACCTCATCAACCTAATAGCATGGGAACGGTTCGAGGCAATCTGTGAGCAGCTACACGTCAAGATCCGCCTGTCCAAGCAGGACCGCGTCATCTACTTCGAGAGCGGTGGTAAGATCATCTTCAGGACGCTCGAAAATCCTGACCGCATCATCGGCTTCGAGATCGCTGACGCCGACATTGACGAGTTGGACACGTTGCCGCAGGTCAAGGCATCGCTGGCCTGGAACAAGGTGGTGGCGCGCTGTCGCCAGGTCAAGCGTGATGGCAAGCTTAACACCGCTGGCATCGGCACCACTCCCGAGGGCTTCCGCTTCGTGTACGAGCGCTGGCACAACAAGAAATCGGACCTGTACGTGATGTACAAGGCCAAGACCAAGGACGCGTACCTGCTGCCTACGGGCTACATCGAGGCGATGCAGGAGACCTATCCGCCACAATTGCTGGCGGCGTACCTGGACGGTGAGTTCGTCAACATGCAGACGGGCTCGGTCTATCCTGAGTTTGACCGCTTCGCCAACGGCTCCAACGAGGTGATCCTGCCCAACGAGCCGCTGCACGTCGGCTGTGACTTCAATATTGCCAACATGTCGGCGGTAGTGAGCGTGCTACGTAACGAGCTTCCCCACGTAGTGGCCGAGCATGTCAAGCTGCGTGATACCGAGACCATGGCCAGGTTTCTGGTCGAAACTTACGAGGGCCACGCCATCCGCGTGTACCCGGATGCCACGGGCGGCCAGCGCCAGCATGCCAGCGTAGGGGTGTCCGACATCGCGATCCTGGCCGGCAAGGGCCTCACGGTATGCACCGAGCGTACCAACGGACCGGTACGCGACCGGGTCAATGCGGTCAACGCGATGATTCTCAATGCTAAGGGTGAGCGCAGGCTCAAGGTCAATGTGGCACGGTGCCCGGTGGTGACCGAGAACCTGGAGAAGCAGGCATACGACAGCAACGGTGAGCCCGATAAGGGCGGTGCCGGCCGTGATCACACTAACGACGCCTTGGGGTATTATCTAAACCACATCTGGCCGATCAACCGTAAGGCCATGGGCCGGTGGAACATAGGATTTGCGCACTGATATGATGCACGCTTCGTACAACATCTCCGCGTACATATCGGGCGCCGCGCCCAGGTTTGCGCACTGATGAACATAAGCGCTTCGATCATGTTTCTTAACGAGCAACTCCTCCGGGCCCCTGGGACCGGACGGATTCGCACATCGAGTTCCTGATGGCCGACTCCACTAACAACGTCTCGACGCCGCGCAAGGAGTACAAGAACTCGCTGACCGCATGGACGCTGGTCGAGGATGCGTGTGCCGGCGAATCTGCGGTCAAGTCGGAGACGGTCAAGTACCTACCGAAGCCGAATCCCAAAGACGTGTCGGAGGAGAACCGCTCACGCTACGAGCAATACTTGATGCGTGCGGTATTTTACAATGCGGTCGGGCGTACGTTGAGCGGCCTGAGCGGCCTGGCCTTCCGGCGCGACCCCGAGATTATCGTCCCGGCCGCCATCGAAGTGGTCAAGGATGATGCCGATGGCGCCGGGTTATCGCTTGCGCACAAGGGTCAACAGTTACTCTCGGAAGTGCTGAAGACCGGCCGGGCGGGCGTCCTGGTTGATTACCCTAAGACCGAGGGGCCGACCTCGATCGCAGCACTTGAGGCCGACGACATCCGGCCCCTGATCTGCTTGTATGAGGCGGCGGACATCATCAATTGGCGTTCGATCCGGGTCCAGGCTAAGACTCTGTTATCAATGGTTATTTTGCGCGAGGCCCATGAACAGGATGATGAGTGGGTAGCCAATATTAAGACCCAGTATCGCGTGTTGCGCCTGACGGATGGGGCGTACACTACCGAGGTGTGGCGCGAGGAACCGGACCGGCCCGGTAATTGGATATTGTACGAGGGGCCGACCGTGGTATTACAGGGTAACGGGCAGCCCTGGGACATGATCCCGTTCACCTTCGTGGGCTCCGAGGATAATGATACTGACATTGATTCATCGCCGTTGTATGACCTTGCGGTGCTCAACCTCGCTCACTATCGTAATTCCGCCGACTACGAGGACAGCGTCTACTTCGTGGGGCAGCCACAATACTGGGTGGCTGGATTGTCACAGGCATGGCGCGACGAGATGAAGAAGGACGGCTTTTATGTCGGTAGCCGTCAGATCCTGACGTTGCCGCAAGGCGCCACGGCCGGCATCTTACAGGCACAGGCCAACAGCCTGGTGCGCCAGGCGATGCAGGATAAGGAATCGCAAATGGCCGCGCTCGGGGCCAGGCTGCTGCTTACTACCGGCCAGGTCAAGACCGCCACGCAGCAGCAGTCCGAGGACGCGGCCTCGCACTCGGTGCTCACGCTATGTTGCAACAATGTGAGCCTAGGTTTAACGCGTGCCCTGGAATGGTACGCCAATTTTGCTAACGTTACCGGTGATGTTAAATTCGACATAGATACTGAGTTTGTCATCGATATGCTTGATGCGCCAACGCTGGTGGCCCTATTGCAGCTGGTACAGGCCGGCAAGATGCCGGAAGCGGATTTGTGGTCGGCGCTGCGCAATGTAGGGTTGATTAAGGCTGAAAAGACCGATGACGAGATCCGCGAAGAAATCTCGTCGCAGGAGCCCACTGGGACCGGGCCATTCGGGTCAAGCTCATTGCCGGGTGGCACTGCCGCGCGCCCTGGTGGCGGTGTTGATGGCAATGGGCGCGTGGTCCCGAACTCAGGGGACGGCCGGGGTGGACTGCCGACCCTGAACCCCGAGGCGATCAGTGACAATGTGCCGCGTGCCGCGGTAGGTGGCTGATGAAATACGTAATCAAACAAAAGTGGACCTGCAGCGATTTCGTTCACCATGAACATCGCTGGTTCTGGTCGGCCTGGCTGTGTGGCCGGGCACAGCATTTGATCCATCGGTTAAAATCGATATGAACATCTATAACTCAAGCGAGGTGAATCCTATGCAAGGCCCGATGAACGCGCCAGACAGCAACGACACCGACCCCGGCAACGCGGCCTTGATGCCGACACAGTACGTGAAGGCATCGACGACATCATTGAACGAGACCGCCAAGCGCGTTGTCGCTGAACATGTAAAGCACCATGGTACCGGTGGCGTTGATGACCCCAACTATACTAAGGGTACCGGTGGCGATCACGGGGATCAATGGCCTGCAGGTAACTGGCCAGACCAGCACAGCTATTAGCATGAGCGACGCGCAGGTGCAATTCCACAGGATAGAAGGCGACCGCCATTGGGCGCGTGACCGCGAGCCTATCACGTCCGGGCAGGAGCAGTCGTTCAGCTTTGCCTGCCCCAAGTACGGCCGGCGTTGCGGTGACCTGATTATCGTCGGACGCACCGCGGTCAAACGGGATAACAGCCGTAAGGATGGCGTACCGCAGTGGGAGTGGGACGGTAATGCCGTCTCGCCTACATTTACGCCCTCGGTTAACTGTCAGGGTTGCTGGCATGGCTTCATTCGCAAGGGACGCTGTGTCGATGTAGCCGGGCAGGAGGAGCCGCAACTATGATTCTGATTGCGCCCAATTCTATCGAGCAACAGACCTTACGGGTAGGCAACTCCGTAGCGGTAACTGCTGGCGCGGGTGGTGAGGCCATGATTGAGTGCTTCGATGGTACCGCGGTACTGCTATCGATCCGGTTGTCGGCCTCCCAGGGCAAATCGTTTGGTCCGTATAACAAGGATATGCGGTTCAGGGTTAGCGCTATCGGGGATGAAGCCACATGGAATGAGATCAGTGCACCCAATCAGGCTGGTTGGGCCCAGGGCGGGTCAAGCCCCGCGGGGTCAAGTTACGTGTTTGACCAAATGACGGCACTGGCGACGTGGGCGATTGCTCATGGCTTAAACCGGTATCCGTCCGTGACCGTCGTCGACAGTACCGGGACTAAGGTCGATGGCGACGTGCATTATGACGATGCCGATTCAATCACCGTGTATTTTTCAGCCGCCTTCGCAGGCGTTGCGTACTTAAATTAGGGAGTATGAAGCATGGCCGCTCGTAAATGGTTAGTTCCAATAGATCTCACTAAGAATGAGCTACAAAACGCGGTAATGCAGAACTTGGCGTCCGCGCCAAGTTCGCCGTCTGAAGGCCAGATGTATTGGGATACGGTCGGACACCGGTTCTATACATACAATGCGAATGCGTCTGCGTGGCAGTTGAAGGGTACGGATTCAGATTTGTTACAGGGGCAGAATAGCGCGTACCACCTGAGCCGCGCCAATCATACGGGCTCACAAACCGCATCGACGATTTCCGACCTCGCGACCGTAGTCCAAGCCTACCGGCTGGACCAGTTTGCGGCACCGAATGTGGACTTGAGCATCGGCAGCCATAAGCTCACTAATGTGTCGACACCGACCGCTGCTAATGACGCGGCCAACAAGAGCTATGTGGATGCGACGGTCCAAGGCTTGACGCCCAAGCCGACCGCTCAGGTGGCAACGGCGGGCGCCCTGCCGGCGAACGTGTATGCGAACGGTGCGTCGGGGGTCGGGGCGACGTTAACGGCGAGCGCGAACGGCGTGCTCACTGTCGATACCTATGCCGTGTTGCTAAATGACCTCGTGCTCGTTAAGAATGAGGCGACCGGAGCAAACAACGGGCTCTATCAAGTAACTGTCTTGGGTACCGCGTCGGTCAAGTATGTATTGACGCGGCACGTCGATATGGACGTAAGCGCGGAGTTCGGCGGTGGGTTGATCGTAGTTGAGAACAATGGTAGCGCAACTGCTAACACGTTGTGGTTGTGCAACGTTAATGCGCCGACCGTTGGCACGACGGCGATCACCTTCACGCAGCTGAACTCACCGACCACTTTGACTCAGGGCAACGGTATCACGATCTCCGGTAACGTGGTAACGTTTCTGCCTGACCCGGTTGCGGGTGGCGGTCTATCCGTGTCGGGTACCGGCGCTAAGCTCGATACAACTGTGGCCGTGCGTAAATACGCCGTTGATGTGGGCGATGGGTCAAGTACGTCAATCATCATCACGCATAATCTTGGGACGCTCGACGTGACCGCGGCCCTATACAACAAGTCAACACCGTTCTCTGAAGCGGATTGCGACGTACAGCACACGACCACCAACACGATCACCCTTGTATTTGCCGTCGCGCCGACCTCGGCTCAGTATCGCGTGGTGGTGCATGGGTAATGCGCACTGCGCTCAACGGCCTGGGGTTCTCCGTGGTAACGACGTTGCCCGCGGCGGCGTCGAACAGTGGCGTCATTATGCAGGGGCCGAACGGCATCCTGTTCTTCAGCAATGGGACGGCGTGGCTGCCGCTGAACAGTCGCTACCCTGCGTCGGCGAGTGTTTCTACATCGTCGGGACTCAACACGGTAGAGACTTACATCTCCGCAGCGTTCCCGATTCCAGCGAACACACTCACTGCGGGGATGGCATTTCGCATCAAGGCATTCGGCACCTGTACATCGAGCGTGGCGAAGACCTCCACGTTCACGGTGCGCTTGGGGACGGCTGGGACGACTGCAGATACCTCGGTGCTAGCTGCGACGGCGACCTCATCAGGCAGCGGCACGTCAATCCCGTTCATGGTCGAAGCGATCGTGACGATTCGCTCGATCGGCTCAGGCGGCACGGCCGTCGCCTCGGTAGCTCTGGTCAATACGGGGATAACGGGAGTCTCGACTACGGCCACAGTGGTCGTGGGGGCGGGGACGACAGCGGCCGTGAACACAACCCTCGCGAATTTCCTGGGGATCAGTTACCTGTCCTCGGGGTCAACGACAACTTGTACATTCAACCAGGTTACTGTGGAGCAACTGTCAGCATGAAGTCCGCTATCCGAATTGACGGTAGCCAGCAATGAAGGGGCGACGTATCAATATTGAATACGCGGGGACGCGGGCACTGTACCCGGATTTGAAGCAACCGGGCGACTACTGTGGGCCGCTGATGGGCTGGACTGGCGGCAGCCCCGCGGTATTTTTCCTCAAGCCCAATGCCAATGATTCACAGGCACCGAAACGCGCACACTATATACAGCACGTGTGCTCGCCACCGCACCGCTTCACCGAGGAGACCAACGGTACATTAACCATCCGCGATTCAATCAGCGATAAGGCCGGGAAGAGTTCGGTGAGTGATGGCTGGCGCGGATATCTGACAAAGGGTGAGTGGCATCAATGACCATTTCGGCCTTCACTGGTCAGATATTGCGGCACCAGGTACTCGTCCAGCGCCTGTCGGCCGATGAGGTTAACAAATTTGCGCCGTTCCTGCGACAGATCGACCGTACGCTACGTGATGCGCTGATCGAACTCGGGGTTGGCACATTTGCGGCGACCAGGCTGGGGGTGCTGTTGAGCCATGTTAGCGGTATGATTACAAGGATTTTTGATGAATACTCGGCGGCGGTGTTACGGGACCTAAGCCTGTTCGCCCGGCATGAGGCCACGTTCTCGGGAGATGTTTTGAGCGGCGCGGGCACATTTGAAGTTATTGTGCCCGATTACACACAATTGCGCAAGGTCATCCTAGACACACCACTTGGGATCAGGGATTCCGGACGCGGTGCATTACTGCGTGATTTCATTAGCACCTGGACGGCGTCAGAAGTTCGTGCCATCGAAGGCACGATCCGGCGCGGCGTATTCGAGGGCAAGGCAAGCTCTGAGATCATTGCTGAACTCCACGGCACCCCTGAGAGACGTTACCAGGACGGCTTAATCAATGTCACACGCCGGCACGCCGAGGCCGTGGTGCGTACTGCGATCCAGCACGTGGCCACGGTGGCGCGCGAGGAAACATATGCCGCGAACCCGGGCGTTATTATCGGGTACTCGTGGCTAGCTACTCTTGACAAGCGCACTTGCCCGTCGTGTGCGGCCCTTGATGATAAGCAGTTCAAGCTTGGTGTTGGCCCGCGCTCGCCGCTGCATATCAGTTGCCGCTGCACGATGTTACCAGTGCTGAACGTTAAATATGAGTATCTGGATTCTGGAGTATACGGTGCCGATGGCTCCTTCTATGAGTGGTTGAAGGCCCAGCCTGCTGAGTTTCAGGACCTGGCAATCGGCTCCACGCGTGGCGCGCAGTTACGTAGTGGGGGCCTGTCGGCATCGCGCTTTGCGGCATTACAGATTGATAAGAACTTTGCTCCGATGACGTTGGACGAGATGCGTGGGATAGAGCCTACCGCATCTCGGCAGGCCGCATAGGAGCATGGGGATGAGTTTAATGATGATTTTAAGTTCAAATTTCTTCAGTCCGGTGGACGCCGTGCGTTCCATCCCATACGCGGGCCGTGCCCGTATTTTCAAACTTGTAGGAGCGGTGCTCACATGCCATTAGCCTTTGCAGTAAGAACGTTAGAAGAGGTCCCCGAAGCGGCCCGCGGGTTCTATATCGAGGACAAGGATGTAGGATTCAAGCTCGATACGACCGGGATCGAAGACCCTGAGGAACTGCGCCGTGCCAAGGCACGGGAAGTCGAGGCGCGCAAGGTGGCCGAGACCAAGTTGGCCAAGTTGGAATCGGAGCAGGCGGCACGGGACAAGGTTGCGGCCACAGAAAAGGCTAAACGTGAGGAGGAAGTGCGTCTGGCTAAGGAAGATGCGTTGCGCAAGGATGGCAACATCGACGAATTAGAGAAGTCCTGGACCCAAAAGCTAAACAAGGCGCTAGCTGACAAGGATGCCGAATGGGGACCACAGGTCGAATCGCTCAACACCGATGTGACGCGCGAAATGATCGACCGGCATGCCACGGAGATTGCGGCATCATTGGCTCTGCCCGAAAGCGCCGATGTGTTATACCCGCACATTCGGGCCAGGCTGCGCGTGGAGATTCGTGATGGTAAGCGCCAGACGGTAGTGGTAGATAAGGATGGTAAGGCGTCAGCATTGACGCTAGCTGATTTGCGAAAAGAATTTGCGGCCATGAAGGGCTTCGCGCCCATTTTGGCGGCGAGTCGAGCGTCCGGGGGCGGTGCCAACGGCGGCAGGGGTGGCGGTGCCACCGATGGTAGTACGATGTTACGCGCCGAATTCGAGGCATTGAACGCTGTTGAAAAGCACGCGTTTCTTGTTAAGAATAAGGGCAAAGTAGTGGACCCCCAAACTTAAATAGGATTAAATTCTCATGGCTAACACGATAACCGGGCTATTGCCCACTTTGTATGAGGCACTTGATGTGGTGTCGCGCGAGCAGGTCGGCTTTATCCCGGCCGTGACGCTCGATGCGCAGGCCGCTCGCGGTGCAGTCGGACAGCTGGTGTTGAGTGCGGTTGCGCCAGTGGCGACCATGGGCGACGTGACGCCCGGTACCTTTCCCCCGGATGACGGTGACCAAGTGATTGGTAACGTGTCATTAACCATCCAGTATGCTAAGTATTCACCCATCCGGTGGACTGGTGAAGACGTGCGCGGTTTGAACACGGGCCCAGGCGCTGATGCCATCCGTGTTAACCAGGTGGCACAATCGGTACGCCTGCTATGCAACTATATAGAGGGCACAGTGGCAGCGGCGGCACTTGCGGCATCACGGGCAACCGGTACGGCCGGCACCACGCCGTTCGCAACGACCGTGGCAGATTCGGCCAATTTGCGCCAGATCCTGCTCGATAACGGTGCTCCGATGGGTGACCTGCAGATGGTCATAAATACCACTGCCGGCGCCAAGATGGGCGCATTGACGCAACTCACCAAGGCCAACGAAGCGGCCACGGACAGCTTATTGCGGCAAGGCATCCTGGGCAATCTGCACGGGTTCGATATCCGTCAGTCGGCGGCCTTGCAGCAAGTCGCGGCGGGCACTGGTGCCAACTACGTGCTAAATAACGTAGCTGGCTATCCGGTGGGCGCCACCACGATGGCAGCGGACGTGGGCACGGGCACGATTCTGGCGGGTGACATGGTCACCATCGGCAGTACTGACACTAATGTGTACGTAGTGTCAGCGGCACTGGCTGCAGGAGTGTTCAGTATCGCGGCTCCTGGGCTGCGAGTAGCCGCAGCGGACGATGCGACCGTGACTCTGGTTGCCACCCGCAATCCGAATGCGGGTTTTGCGCGCTCGGCGATTGTACTGGCCACCCGTGCTCCCGCGTTGCCGCCTGAGGGTGATTCGGCGGATGACCGTTCACTGATCACCGATCCGCGTTCAGGGCTTACCTTTGAACTGGCCCTATATAAGCAATATAAGCGGGTGAAGTATGAACTCGCTATTGCATGGGGCGTGGCCAACGTTAAACACGAGCATTCGGCGATTCTGCTGGGTTAATGTGCTGTGATGATCGACGGTCTTGACGCGCGGTGTTTCAACTCCACCGCGCGTCCTTTTCAAGTCTAAGGAGAATGTGTTATGGCTGACGAAACGAAGGGTCAAGTGCCCAAGGTTGAAGGATCTAAGCAGGTAAGCGCTGTGGTATCGATCAAGTCCAAACTTATCAAGATGAAGCGCAAATACCCGCAGCATCCAGGTGGTCCGCTCACGGCCGAAGTGCATCCTGACGAGGTCGAAAATTACGCCCAGGCGGGCTGGATGCAGGAGTAGGGCAATGAGCGACGTGCTTACAGCAGGATCGGTGGCGCTGCGCACCCTGCTGGCCGGCCATGTTGCAACGATAACGCCTGGTGCCTCCGGCCAGGTGATCGTGCAGCGCGCACGTGGTAACACAGATATCGGGTTCACTATGAACCTGTCCTCTGCGACAAGCTATGGCCCATATAATTTTGACATCTCGATGCGCCTTAGCGCATTGGAAACGGATGCGACGTATGCGGACGTAGAGAGCGTGGTGATGGTCCCCGACGCAGACGCGGTAGCAA